GTGCACTAAAAAACGTATTCAAGCACGTAGAAAAAATGTAAGAAAGAATAGACCAAGACCTTTGCCACCATACTTAGCAGACTATCCAGATTGGTAAACAGTTCACGTTTTGTTTCCCCATCAGAAAGATCGGTATTAATAAATAATTCTAGTAAAATTGGAAGCATTTTCAAGGAGAATTAAACAATGGCATCCACCCAACTTTCACCAGGGGTCGTTGTACTTGAAAGGGATCTGACAACGGTTGCAAACGCAACCTTAGATAATGTAGCAGTGATAGTTGGTTCCTTTGAAAAGGGTCCTGTCAACAAAATTGTTGATATTACAAGTGAGAAAGAATTACTTTCTACATTTGGTAGACCTAGTGACTTTAACTACGAATACTGGTACAGTGCAGCACAGTTTTTACTCTATGGCGGTACACTAAAAGTCATAAGAGCAGAAGCAAGTGCACTTAAAAACTCAATAGACACAGCACAAACAACTCAGACAACCTTCAGTGGGGCAGATACTACTCTTACAGTTAAGGATAGTACAGACTTTTCTCAGAACGATCTGATCTTAATTGACGCTGAAATACTACAGGTTACTGCTGTAAACAGTAATGACCTAACAGTTCTACGTGGACAGTTAGCATCTGCTGCTACTTCACACGCTGCGGGTTCATCTATTACATTAATAGAACAAGCAGGAACATCTACAACTTTAAACGAGGGTGGAACATTAAGTTCAAGTGACACAACAGTTACTGTCGCTGACAGTGGTGCACTTAACGTACAGTTAAACGACTACTTAAAGATTGAAGATGAGATAGTTCGTGTAAGTGCTATCGTTGGAAACGACTTAACCGTAACACGTGGAGAACTAAGCACAACTGCTTCATCTCACACAGATGGTGTTGCTGTTTCTCGTCTAACAGTAACAGTTAGCAAAACATTTATTAATGAGACAACTGTAACAGGTGTTACTGCTCCTCTCATTAAGAACCTTGAGCAGTATGAATCAACAATCGAAACTGCTGCTAACGCTTGGAAGTGGGGTTCAAGATTCCCTGGAGTTTTTGGTAACTCAATAAGAATAGTGATGACCGATGCAGGTCCAGATCAAATCTTATCACTTGCAGCACCTACATCTGCTGAATGGGATTTCACAGATATAATTACAAACAAATCAAACGTTACTTACAATCTAGGAAACGCACAAGCAAAAGTGTTTGGTTACACAATGGTTGTTACATTAAGTGCAACAACTATTAACGGAGACTTTAAGGTTGATGAGTATTGGAGAGCAGAAACAAATGCAGCATCTCCATCATCTATCGACGTTCTTGGACAGGTTGTAGCATACGATCCTGTAACAAGAAAGATTGAACTTAGCGTAGACTACGCACAGTCATCCGATGTTCTTGAACCAGGTGATGTTATTGCATTATGGGATGCAGCATCAGGTGGTAACAGAACAGGTGACAAAGCAGTAGTAGAAAGCGTTGAACGTCAGTTACGTGTTGTAAACAATGCAGGTTCAGAAGACTTTGCAGCAAACTACACAATCGATGATGACAANACTTCTAGTGGTGGTGTTCAAGTATTAAGTGTACGTTCAGAATACGAAGAACGTTTCTATGGTGGCGAACAAAAATGGATCAACATTGCTCCACGTCCTACAACTTCTCCTTGGGTAAAGGATCGCGGTGGTGATAATGACCAGATGCACATCCTCATCCTTGACGGAGACGGAAAACTAACAGGAACTCCTGGATCAGTCCTTGAGAAATTCCTATTTGTTTCTAAGTCTACAGATGCTAAAGGTGTGCAAGGCGAAACACTTTACTATAAAGATGTAATCAAATCAAATTCACAATTCATTTATTGGGGTTCTCACGAAGGATCATCATTAATGGATGTTGATGGTGCTGCTAATGGCGGGTTTGGTTTATCAGGTGTGTCTCGTTCATTTGATCTTATCAGATACGCTGCACCAATCAAGAACAATGAAACAAATCTTGGTCGTGAAATAATCAGCACAACAAATGGTTCAACTGTAAAATACTCATTACAAGGTGGAGTAGACGGATACACAGTATCTCGTGCAAATATCCTTGGTGGATATGACCTTATAAACGATAGAGAAACAGTTGATGTAGATTACATTTTGATGGGTCCATCAATGGCAAATGCTAATGATACTGTTGCTAAAGCACAGAAGATCATTGACATTGCTGCAACTCGTAAAGATTGCATAGCATTCATCTCACCATCACGCGGAGATGTAATTGGACAAGCAGACACAAATGTAATTGTTAATAAAACAATCGATATGTTCAGCAAGTTGTCATCAACATCTTACGCTGTATTCGATAACAACTACAAGTACATCTATGACAAGTACAACGACGTATATCGTTACATCCCTTGTAACTCAGACGTTGCAGGTCTTGTTTTAAATGCAACATTAAATGCAGAAGCGTGGTTCTCACCCGCAGGATTTAATAGAGGTCAATTACGTAACGCAATTAAACTTGCTTACTCACCTCTAAAAGATCATAGAGACAAACTCTATGCTGCAAGAATAAACCCAGTTGTATCATTCCCAGGTCAGGGTATCGTACTATTCGGTGACAAGACTGCTCTTGCTTATCAATCAGCATTTGACAGAATTAACGTTCGTCGCTTGTTCTTGGTACTGGAAGATGCAATTTCAGAAGCAGCAAAAACACAACTATTTGAACTCAACGATGAGTTTACACGTTCTTCATTCAAGAACATTGTAGAACCATTCTTACGTTCAATACAATCTCGTCGCGGAATCATTGATTTCTTGGTCGTTTGCGATACGAGCAACAACCCACCTGAAGCAATAGATAGAGGAGAGTTCTTCGCGGAGATATTCGTGAAACCAACACGCTCTATCAACTACATTACACTAACCTTCACTGCTACTAGAACTGGTTCTAGTTTCGCTGAAGTAACATCTTAATCAAGAGAGTAACTAACAATGGCAGAAGCACAACCAGGACAGGTACAAGGTGCAAACATAAAAGCACCTATCTTTACCTTCCGAGATAACGTAAAGGACTTTGCACGTCCTAATCTGTTCCAAGTTGAAGTATTCGCACCTCCTGTTTTGCAGAGTGAGATTACACCTCAACCTGGTGGAGTAAGTGGATCAACCGCTGAGATTCAAGAAACACTAAGTGGTGGTTCACAACTAAACGCTACTACAGCAAATGCGTTTGGTACATTCCTTGTAAAGGCAGCAAACATTCCCGCATCCGTTGTAGGAGTTGTTAACGTTCCTTACAGAGGAAGACAATTAAAAATTGCAGGTGATAGAACCTTTGAACCTTGGACAGTGACTGTACTTAATGATCAATCATTTAAGTTCAGAGCATTCTTCGAGGCGTGGTCATCTAACATCCAAGCACTACAGCAAAACTTCCAAAATTCAAATACTATTGCAGACTATCAGTCTACAGCAAAAGTTCGTCAGATGGACCGTAAAGGAAACATCATCAGAACTTATAGATTTGAAGGTATCTGGCCAAGTAACATCAGTGCTATAGAACTTGACTGGGGAACAAATGACACTCCAGAAGAGTACACTGTAGAGTTCCAAGTACAATACTGGACATACGACAACGACGTAGATAGCGGAAACGCAGACTAAAAGGCGGTTTCTTACCTCGCTAAATAGTTACGTAGAACAGGTACATAGTTAATGTCTCAACTTTTTGGTTATTCTCTTGAACGTGCTAAGAAGGGTCAGAATAATGGTCCTTCTTTTGTGCGTAAAGAATCTGATGATGCTGCAACTCCCGTAGCAGGTGGTGGTTATTTTGGAACCGCCATTGACTTAGATGGTAGTTATAAAGACGAATCAGATCTTATTAGACGATATAGAGAAATGTCCATTCACCCAGAGTGTGATAGGGCAGTGGATGATGTTGTCAATGAAGCAATAGCAGGTGATAGAGATGATAGTCCCGTAGATGTAGACCTAGCAAACCTAGAAGTAAGTGCAGGGATACGCAAAAAAATTAGAGATGAGTTTCATAACGTTCTCAGATTACTAGATTTTGATAAGAAAGCATACGATATATTCCGCAGATGGTACATAGATGGAAAATTATATTACCATAAGGTCATTGATACTAAGAATCCTCGTCGTGGTATTACAGAATTAAGGTACATT